ATGAGGCTATGGCCAATGCATCTACAGTTGCTATAGGAAAAGCGACAGTTCTTAATCCTAAGTACAAATCATCTACTGAAATGTACATTAATGAAATTAATAGAACTGAACCAAATAAATTAGCAACCAGTAAGACTAAATTTAAATCTGCTGATTCTGTATGGATTTTTGGTAGCGGTGTATTTGCAAATGCTTACCGTAATACTACATTAGAAGAGTTCCAAAAAGCCCTCAATGAAACATTTGAATCTTACCACAAACCATTAATTCAAAAAGCAATTGATGCCGGTGTTAAAGTATTCAATGTAGGTACGGCTTCTGGTATTGATCAAATGGCAATTGAATATTTAGAAAACAGCGGTTTTGTAAAAGTTCCTGTGTATACAGCAGTTGGTAAATACTATGAAATGCGTAGAAAAGATGCAGAGTCTGAAGTCTCTACAGTTACTACATCTGAAGAGTTAAAAGGTAAAGAATTGATCAGTTACTTATTTGACTCAAACAAATCTGATAACTGGTTTAATAAATTGACTGAAGTTGAACTTTTTGAATCAGGCGTGGCTATTGTTTATGACAAAATTGTCAAAGAACTTAATAGAAACCAGAAGTACAAAATTCAGTTTGCTAATGCGTTAGCTGCTTCTAAAGGTAAAATTACTATTGGTAATTCATTACTGGCAAGTTACATAGAGCAGGCATTGTACAAAATGAAAGATGACATCATTAAATTTAGAGCAAACAAAGTTAAGGCTCCGATTATAGTAGAATCAATTGGTGAAACTGAACAGAAAAGAAGTGAAGAACTTTTTTCTAGTTACACTGGAACACTTTCAAAAGCGGAATTTTTATCTCTATCTTTGGTTGAGCAAGAAGAAATTATAGAACAACAAAATAATTGTTAATAAGATGCACTGCATAAACACATCACATCCACAGTACAAAGACTTGTTAAATCAAACAGGTCTTCATCCAGACGTTTTAAAAGCTAAAATCAGTTTGTGGATGAGCAACAATAATACAGACATGTTTCCAACTCTTACCGAGTTGACATTAAGTGGGATTAAACCAAGTGAAAAAACTGATCAACCGTTTCAGGAATTTGCTGATGATACCGTGGGTGTTGAGGAATACATTTCTCCTACAGCCCAAGATGAAAGCTTAATAGATAACATCTTTGATACAACAAAAGCAAGTTGGGATCATACAACAGATAGAGATCAAGTAGCAGTTATTGAAGATGCATTGTTAAGAACAATGATGTTTAATCCTAAATTAAAAATCTCTGCTGAAAACAAACGCAAGTTAGATGCTTTGAGTTTAGTTGTGGGTAAACAAGAAGCTTACAGAGATTACTTTGAGCAAAATGAAACAGTGCGTCCTGCCAAAGTGGTTTTGGAAAAATTAGTTGACCGATATTCAGTAGAAGATGAATTAGCTCCTAATACATTAGAGTCTCCGGAGTTAATGAGCGAAGAAGATGTGTTGAGAGACATTCAAGAACTTGTCAAAGCGGAAAACTCTGAAAGAGCAATTAATCAAATTGTAAAACTTTCAACTCAATTGGGCATTCCTGTAGAGATAATCTCTAAATCTGATTTGGGTCCGCGTTTTGGAATTAATGAAGATACTGGTAAAGTAAAAAGCTTTTACAAAAGCGGAACTGTTTATTTAGTGAATGGGGCTTTTGATGCCAATGTAGTATTTCATGAATTTGCACACCCAATTATTAAAGCCTTAGCAAAATCTAATCCACAGCTTTTTGCTAATTTGTATTCTGAATTAATGGCCACAAAAGAAGGTGAATTAATTTTTAATACTATTTCTGGTGAGTCTTCTGACTATGTTCCAAACTCTACTGAGTTTATGGAAGAGGTAATTGTGCGCGCATTAGAAAATAAATTTGCGGTACCTAAATCCTGGATGCAAAAATTATTGTTTGAGATCAAACAGTTTTTAAGAAAAGCATTTGGTAAAAAAATTAACATTTCAAAACTGCAAGAAACTACAAGTATCTCGGAGTTTTTTAATATGATCAATGAAGGTGGTGAATTTATTTTAGATACTGATTTTTTAAATGAAGACGATGTCATCATGTTTTCAAGAGAATATGATGCAGAGGTCAAGCAGTTAGCAAAAGATTCAGCAGAAGTCACTCAAAAGATTATTAATGAGTTTTATGACATTGCTAAAAAACAACTAAGCAACTTCACAAGAGAAAATGATATTTTTAAATTGTTAAAAGATGACTTAGGTGATGAAAACTTTAATGGGGAATTACAAAAACTGGTAAAGATTTTAGATGTCCTTTCAACTAATAGCAAGAAACCAAACTTACCATTAACACTGATTCAGCAAACAGGGATTACACAAAATGATTTAACTGAATTCAACAACCGTTTGAATTCATTTGTCAATGGTTTTGTTCAGGCGGCATTAGTGTTTGATAAATTTGAAGCCAAAATTGATGACTTGGTAGCAAATGGTGTTACTGATAATACTGATTTAGATGCATTGCATGCTTTGGATACATATGTTAGTCACTGGAGAGATTATATCAATAAGTTGACTAATGGATCCAGAATTGATTATTTTACTGCAATGACTGCTCCAGAGTCATATACTTCAATCAATAATCCTTTGGGTAAAAGATTGGCTGACATGCAGCAAAAGTTAAACTCAATGACTGCTAAACTTGATGAGTTAAAAATTAATGCGGTTATTGATGTTCTTTATGACAACCTTATTAAAATTTACAATCCAATTAAACAGGATTTTTTAGATCAGATGGATACTTTGAAAAAAGCTAACCAGATGGTTGAATACAATAGGTTACATGAAGAGTATTATGGATTAACTGTTGAAGAACTCAATGAGTTAAAAACTCTTAAAGCAAAACAATTTCCTGATGTAAATACAGAGGTTCCAAGAATGGAATTTTTGGAATTAAAATCATTGTCTGGAAAAGATATTTCCAAAGAACAAATCAAATATACAATGCAGAATCGTTTAGGTGATTCTAGTTGGATGAATGGAATGATTGAGTCTCACTTGATGAACCAAGACATTATTGTTCAAGGATTTTCTAGTTATGTTAATGAAGTTTTACAAGAAGTAAATGCAAATACTAATGCCAAAGAAACCAAGTTCTTGCAAAACCTTCAACCTCTTCTAAAGAAAGCAGGGTTTGATACACATATATTTGGAGAGCAAGCTTTAGGAGAAGCCATTCAGCAAACTAACCGCTCTTTTGAAATTGTAAACAATGAGGTTCAAGAATTTGAAGAATATGCTTTTATCAGCAACTTTAATGGGCATGAATTGGCTATGGCTAAACTTACTTTGGCTGTAGATAAAGCTAGAAAACAATACCAAGCTTATGGTAAAGAAGAACATTTAAAAGCTTTACAGTTAGCAGAGTTTGCACTGGAGGATTTTTTAAATGATTACATGACCCGTGATAACATTCCTGAATACTATGAGCATGATAAAATGTTCAGAACTCCAGAAGGTGTTGAAGCGCGTTTAAGAAGAGATGCTCTTTTTGAGGAAATGCGTTTACTAAAAGATAATTTAAATGCGGATCCGGGTAACTATGCATTAAGTGATGCAATGCAAAAAATTTGGTATGACTACCAACAATTGCAAAACATATATGATAGAGATGGTAAATTAAAAACAGGAATGGATTTAGCTGTAGCTAAAGTTCTAACTGAATATGCTAAACTTACCAAAGACTTTCATACATATGAAGAAGTTGAAGGTGAGTTTGAAAGAGCACAAGAAGCATATGAAGATTACCTAATTAATGTAAAAAACTTAGTTAGAAATAGCCCTGCTTTTAAAGCTGAAGTTGACAAGTGGATTGTTAATAACACTACAGTTCAACTTGATGAAAGTTACTTTGAGTATCGTAGTGGTTTGCTTGATGAAAAAAAACAAATACTGGAACCACTTACTGCAGTTAATAACTCTATTGTAGATGTAACACCATTATATGATGAGATTTACACCATTTTGAAAGCTAACAAAGATACTACTGGTCAGTATGACGGTACTTTGTTAAGTGAAAATGAACAAATCCGTATTACTGAATTACATGAACAAATTGTTGAGGCACAACGCCAGTTATTTACTCTTTCTGGATTAACCAAAGAAGAGAGTTCAAGACTCAATGATTTAATTGATTACTACGCTTACTACAATGCCTTTAGGACACAAGCTGATCAAGATGAGTATAATGACTATATGGACCGCTATAAGCGCGGTTTAATGGCTTTTGGTATTACTCCTATGCAAGTTGAAAGGGTTAAAGCAATTGATGCTGAATTAAGAAGTATTACAAGCACAGAAGCAACTAATGTTTATGTGAATACTTTTATGTCATTGATTGACCAAGTTCAAGATTCACATGATCTTTTATCAAAATTTATTTATGATAATTTTGAAGGTTTGGATATTGATGGAGGAGATGTTATTGACCAGAGTCATTTTTCAAAAGTACTTGATGATGTTAGTTTTGTAAATAAATTGATTGCTGTTAACCCGGCATTTGGAAAATGGTTTTACAATAACCATTATGCTGATATGGGTGTTGAGCGTGATTCACAAAACAATATCATTGGTGAGATTGATGTATTTAGAAAATCTGCAGCTTGGCAATACACTAAGCCAACTGATAAAAAGTACTATAAGAAAAAGAATGTTTATTCTAAAGCAACTGGCGCACTTATAGGATACATAGAAGTTGATGGGGTACCAAGAGTACCAAACATTACTTATATGAAGCGTACTGTTAAACCACAGTATCAAACAGTACTTGTTGAAAGAGATTATATTGATCAAAATGGCAAACTGGTGTTAGCCAATATTGATAACCGTGGTCAATTTTTACCAAGAGAAAATGGAAAAGATGCCACTTACATTAATGGTGATTACAAATTGATGTTTTCTAAAAACAGAGATTTATTTAACCTCATGTTGTATGTAAAAAATCAATTCCTGGATAATCAAAAAGGATTAGATAATGCTCAAAAAAGATATTTGCTTTATCCTGCATTAAGAAAAAGTAGTTTAGAAGATAAAACAAGTAGAGGTTATTTAAGAAGAAGGGTTCAATCTTTTTTAAATGTTTGGAGAAATCAACCAGATGATTTTGAATTAGGGATTGCAGCCGGTGATCCGGAAACAGATTTGTACAATACACAATCAAGACCAATTTCAGGTAACTACAGACTTCCTAAAAATGAAGTTAGTAGAAATATTATTAAGTCAATGGGTATTCAGTTGTATTCAATTGAGTATTATAAAGCTTTAAGAAAAAGAAATAGTTTTGCAAACATGCTCAAATCAACAGTGGAGGATTTAACAATTCCATCTACGGTTTTGTCATTAAAAAACAGATTAAAAAATACACTCAGGTTTACTAAAAAAACTGATGTTGAAAGAACTAACCGTTTAAATAAAATTATCTCAATTATTGATAAGCAATTTAAAGGAAAGCAAATTGAAACAAACAGAAGCTCTACTGTTAAAACAGCAGACTTAGTTTTGAGAAAAATGCAAGGTTTGTTATCTAGAGCTGCGTTTGCTTTAAACCCGCAAGCATCATTAACCAACTACTTTGGTGGTAAAATTATGTTGACTTTAAAATCAGTTGACAAACGTTTATTCACTCCAGTAAGTTTGGCTGCATCACAGGCGATAGCTTCTTCTACAGTTGCCAAGCTTGTTACTGATTCATTTACAAACAAACAAAAGAATCTTCAGTTGCAACTTCTTGACATTATGGATGGTATTCCAGACCGTGAAAAGAAAGATGTTGGGGATTATGGTAGCAAGACAGTTGCTCAATCTGTATTTAAAGGAGAGCATTTATTTTTTGACAGAAAAATGTTGCAAGAATCTGTAGCAGTTCATGCTTTTTACGCACTCTTGCACAATCACAGTTTTAAACTTAATGGTAAAAAAACACCATTGTATAATGCAGTTGAGTTAGTAAATGGAAGAATTGAAACAAAAGCTGGGGTTCCTGCTGAATATTCTATTTCATATGACTCAGATGGAAATGTAATATTTGGAGAGCAAATTAAAAAGCTTATGAATATGCATCAAGGTGTCCTGTTAAAAACAGTTGGTCAGGCAAATGAATTTTCTGAACCGGATGTTTATAGACACATACTTGGCCGTTATGCATTTGCTTTATTGAAATTCTTTCCGTCAATGTTCCAAGACAGATATGCATTTAGTACTAAAAGAAAAGGTGCATTGCGTTCATTTAAAAATGCATTAACTGGTAAAGCAGATAAGCGCGTAAATCTTTATTTAGGAAGAGCTGAAACAGGATCTGTAATTGGTGCCATTGAAGCATTAAAACAAATTTTTACTGGTAAGTTTAATACATTGGATTACAATGCAAAAATTGGTTTGTTACATACTACTGCTGGAATAGCTGCTAAAATTCTTTTAATGGCAATTGTTGGTGGTATTATGTTTAATGATGATGACGATGATGATTTTACAACAAGTTATGATCCAGATGACAAACACCGATTTAATAAATTAGATAACAGCACAGGTCTTCCTAACTTACCTTGGATTCATTCTCGTTACACAGAAAGAGCAGGTAGAAGATTTGATTCTGAAGATTATTGGGATTTGCAAAATTTAAGATTGGCTTTGCGTGTTCAACGAGAAGTTGAAACTTTTGAACCTACTGATGCATTTAAAACAATAAGAAACATTGTTACTTTGAAATCTCCTTTAGGAGAAGGAAACTTGACTACAATGGTTGATTTAACTACACAGTTGTATAATACAGCTACAGGTCAAGAAGAAGTTTATACAAGAGCAGCAGGACCATATTACGGTCAGCAAAAAAATGACAATAAATACTTGAATAGTATTATGAAATTTTATGGGCTTACTGGTAAAATGGCTGATCCTGCTCTTGCAATTGAACGTGAAAACTCTGGTAGATATTAATCTGCAATCATGTATTCTTCTTTTAGGAAGAATAAGGTCTTTTTACTTACAGTTAATGTCTCATCCGTTGCATTTGGAGGAGGCATTAACTCATGACCTTTAATTGTATTGACATTTACATCAAGTAAATTCGCGTACTGTTCATAATAATATTCAGGATGTATTCCTATTAGTGCTTTCTTGTTGGTAATACCATGGTAGTTAATAAGCACTTTTGCTGTTTGTGACAATGATGAGTAATGACCATTGATAATTAGATCATAATCCACATCTAACTCACTCATGTCAAAAATTACAATATCAAATTCAGCATCTGAAATATGAAAATCATAATGCTTGTTTGCTTGTATTTCTTTTAACTGTTCTGGATAAGTTGGATCTTCATTGTGAAAAAGCAAAATTAAGGTATAGCCATCATAAATCTCAAGCCCTTCTATAGCTAAGTAAGTTTCTATAGGTTTTACTTTTTGAGAAAGATTTATAAGAGGCAATATAAACACTTTACTGATTTGAACAGATTGTTTAATGTCTTCTAGTGTAATATTTTGCATAAGGCTTAGTCAAGTTTTAAGACATTTTTTAACTCAACTTTTTGAAAGCCTTCCGGTTTGATAATTTTGCCATCAGCTCTAAGAATTGGTTCACCATCTGGTCCTAGTTTGGCCATGTTGTTTTGGTGTACTAATTCAAATGCAGCGGTAATATGCTTTTGTAAACCGTGTTTGCAAATGGTTCCAAACAAAATATACAATTGATCAGCTAGGGCATCTAACACTTCAATCATATCTTCATTGGCAGCCGCATCTAAATATTCATTCAGTTCTTCAAGACCCAATGAATGTCTTAAAACAGTTTCTTTACTGCTTAAAAACTTTGGAGCGGTGCCTTGTTCTTGTTTGAATTTTGTGTGGAACTCTTCCACCATTTTGATTTGTTTTTCCATGTATGTTTGTTTATTGATTTATATTCTAAAGCAACTAAGTGCTTTTGGATTTCCATGCTCATCAGTTGTGTACAATTGAGGCCACGTGCCTTCTTGCACGTATTCAACTCCTGGAAAAGCATGTATGAAAACTTGTTTTATTGTTACTTTGTCTCTACCTGATCTTTTTGTGTAAGCAGTTAATGTAGTTTTAACAAAGTATTCAGATGGATCCAGTTTGACATGAGGCATTCTTACCGGATCCGTTTGACTAAGATACTCATTTAATGTCATTATATTACCATTCACTTGCAGATAATTTGTAATTTTTAAAACATTTTTTTAAGTACTGACTAATCCAAGTATATTTATTTTCTTCAAGAGCATCTGCTAAAGCTCCATAGGCAAAATAATTATCTGATACTAGTTCATCATTTGATCTTCTGTACATGAGAGTGTTTCCATTCTCATCTCCTTCTTGATAGTTGCTGTAGAAGTAAAAGTCTTCAGTAATCAAGGATAGCCGGTAAAGATTACCCTTGATTGTTTTAGTTTTTTGAAGTTGAATTCTCATGACCGAATTGCGTTTATGGCATCTTGAATATTGTCAAATGCAGCATAATTTGACAAAGATAAATTTGGTCCTTTTTGACCAATCATTCTAAATTCTGGTTCAATAAAACCTTTTCTGTTTACAAAGCAAACTATGCGGGCTTGATTAACAATACCGCCTTCTCTTTTCTTGTTGACATAACTGTTGTGTACAACAAATATTTTACTGCCAATTGTTAAGTTTATTAGATTCATTATCATTCTGTTAATCTGTTTACTTTATAAAGGATTTGTTTTAAATCTTCAGCTGCTCTTTTAATTGCAGCTCTTTCTTTTACTCTATATGGCTCACCTTCATTGATTACAACTTTGGCAATCCTGTTTTTGTATTCCGTAAATTTTTTTTGAAACCTTTCTAATTCTGGTTCCAATTCTTTAATTAACTCAAGATCTTTTTTGACTTTCATTGATATTTATTATTTCTTCAGCACATTGTTTAGCTAAATAAGGTGAACAATTGTATTTTTCTTGAATGTGTTGTTTGACTGTTATGGGCATATACAGACTGAAATCAATTTTAGAATTTTTTAGTGCATGCATAATGGTTCTTTTTTTATTTGATACCATGTATAATTTTTTAATCTGCTTTATTTTTTGTATATTATTCTATGCCTGCAAATAAAAACACAAACCGATTAAAACCGGATACACCAATTATTTTAGAGTATTTAGAAAGATTTCCAGAATCCCCTACTAAAACTCTTGCTAAAAAGATTTATTCAGAAAATCCTTCATTTGAGTCATTTGAAAAAGTGTATGGGCGTGTAAGATATTACAGAGGTCAAATTGGTTCTGAGCATAGAAAAAGTATGACTGATAGAAGATTTCAAAAAGAACTTAAAGTAGAATATAACATGAAAGAAAAATTTTTACCAGAATCATATGCCAACAAGCGTGGCACATTTGTATTTCCTTCAGGGTGTAATTCCGTTGGTGTTCTTGGTGATCTTCATATTCCATATCAAGATAATGAAGCTATAGAAGCAGCATTTGAAGAAATGGAAAAACAAAAAATTGAAGCGTTGTTTCTTAATGGAGATATGCTTGATTTTTATCAGCTCTCTTTCCATGAAAAAGATCCAAGGATGGTTCACTTCAAAGAAGAGATTGAAGCAGGTAGACAGTTCTTAGATTACTGCAGAACAAGGTTTCCAAACATTCCTATTTACTTTATTCCAGGCAACCATGAAAATAGATTTGAAAGATACCTTAGAATTAAGGCATCAGAACTATTAGACATGGATGAATTTAGATTGGATGTACTTTTACATGTAGCTGAATACGGTGTACAGTATATTCCATTTAGATCTAAAGTTGTGTTTGGTGATTTTCTTATAGAGCATGGTGACAAAATCCCCGGTGCAGGTGGTGTAGTACCAGCCCGCACCGCTTTAATGAGATTAAAGACAAACTGTATTATCAATCACTTTCATAAAACTAGTTCTAGTTCTCAAAGAGTTTATGGTCCGGAAGAGTCAACAACTATTCGCGGATACAGTTTGGGATGTTTGTGTGAACTTACCCCGGAGTATTTAGAAATCAATGAATGGAACCATGGGTTTGCTATTCTAAAAAGAACTAAAGGTACTGTAGCTGTAAGTAATTATAAGATTGAAAACGGTACTATTGTTTAAAAGCTGTACCTAATTTCATTCCAAGGCAAAATTAAATCATGAAGTTCAGTAAATTCTCTGATCCATTTTGCTTTTAACTTATGCTTGTATCTTATATTTACTCCTCCATACTGAGAATTTTTAGACTCTTGTACTTGAGGGACCCAAATTAAATCTTCACCTGGTAGTTCATTTTGAATGTTATCCAAATGCTTGCGCGCATTGTGAGTTAGAAATATCACTTCTGCTTTAACTGAGTTATTATCCCACCCGTTAAGTTTTGCATAGTATGCTACTTGTAGGAACAAATCATTATAGTGAGATAGCCAGTTTTTATTTACAATTACCGGACTAAAATTAAGATGAACATCATATCCGGCTTGCTTAAACAAATGCACTGCTTCTAGTCTTT